ATTTTATACCCCCACGCATACGACGATCAGCGGATTCACCACGATGTACACAACACGGTGCATTTACTGAAACCCAGCCCGAACTTGTCTGTTTTCTCTTGCCTGGTAAAAAGGAAACCACATCAATCATACTACATTATAGCAGATTGTTTAGGAAGATGCAACTTTATCGGTAGTATAAATTTTGAACAAAACCGGTACCAATTAATACTAAGGCACCTTGATTATTTGGAGGTACTGGATAATACGAAGTATTAACTCCGGCGTTAGGTACTACCCAATATCCAGATCCACCGTTGGTAACTTCAATGCTTTCTACTGATCCGGTATCACTGAGAATAGCTCTTGCGGTAGCACCGGATCCATCACCAACGATATCAATCTGTGGAGGTGCCAAATATCCAGATCCAGCATTTTGAACTACAATGCTAGTAACTACACCGTTTTCACAGATGGCATAGGCCATAGCCGGAATGCCAGGTTGGTTTGGTGTGGCAAATACGCTGTTATTAAAACATAATCTAACCAGTGGATACCATCCGACAATGTTCATGTAAATGGTGCGGGTTTCGTTGTAGTACGTAGTACTCTCAGTTACATTGTACGGAATACTTTCGTAATTCTCAGCGGCCTGAGCTTTAATTGTTCCTGTGTATCCGACCAAGTCCATTTGAACCGTGGTTATTGATTGTTTAGGTACTACAAAACTACTAAAGAATTCTGTGTTTAAAAAACTATTCCAGTAGTTTCCGCCATTAGGATTGCCGGACCAATAATTATTTTGTGTTGCATAGTCAGCAAAACTAGCACCATCGTAACTGCCTTGTGCTGATAGTTTGGTAGTAGGAATAGTCAACGGTGCGCTTGGAACATAGCGTGGAAATGAGCTGTCAACAATATCCAAAGGAGCACGAGCACCAGACTGTGCGTTAGTAAACACTGCTTCGTTAAGGTTTCCACTGGCACGGGTTATGCTGTAATTTGCAGGTTGCGCCAGTACATCCAGTAAATCTGAGCCCGGTAACGTCACTTTTGCACGTCCCAGCGGAGCATTTAGAGTGACCATTGGCTGTTCAATTATTATTTCTGTACCGTTGGTATTGACTACCCGGAACATAAATGAACTGCCTGTGATGTCCACAGGCTTTTCTTCTTGGTTAATGAATTGAAATAGTAAAACATTATCAATTCCTTTGTTAATTGTTAGTTTTTTAGCGTACACAGGATTATACCTATAAGTGAAAGTTTCTCCGTCGCCAGTGTCTATCAGTAATACTGATGTGATCTGTTGGTATATATAGGCTTGGGTAGAATACATATTTGTATTTATAGTTTTAACGGTCTATCCAAACCATAAATATCCCATAATATGAATAATGATATTTTTACCCAGTTGGCCGAAAAGTACCCGTTTATAACGCTGTGTGTTTACGCCACCACAGAATATCTAGGAATTATACAAAATCAAGACGAAACAATTACCACAATCTACGACTTTGGTAGTATCCAAGACTTAGACACTAAAAAGAAGTTTTTAGAATTAGCCAACATTTGGTGGTGGGAAAGTAATCGTAGTATTCCTATTAACATATTCCTTAAGACCGAATGGGATCCGTTTAAAGCATATACTAGAACTTTTGTTAACAAAGATCTGGAAATATTACACGGGCCTGTCTGTAGTTTAAGCGAAATGGCCCGCAAGAAATCCAAGAGAAAGTCGATTACTTTAGTTCGACGGATGGAATAGTTTCATCTAATAAATTCATATGTAATGCTACAAGAGCTGCATAACCAACAGCATGCGCATGTTTAAATACAAACCCTTTAGATTCGTCGCCGTCCCATACCGACTCGAATACTTCTGGCCAGGGCTTGTTTTGTAGGTGTGCTTTGCCAGGACGAATAATACTAATAAATGCCGCCATCCTTGGTATGCTATCTGGTTTCATTGACTGTAGTAAGGCTGTATAATTTCCAATATGTACCAATTGTTTTGCCCATTCTATATCCGTCCATAGTCTACTCCAAATAGGTTCCGTAGTTAACATTGTTTGATAGTGCTCTGGACTTTTAACTAACTGATATACTGACATATTCAATAAGTCAATTTTAAAATAGCCACGTTCTTCAGCTACTTCGTAATCTATTGCGGCACATTCATTTATAGGATCATATGGTATGCTGGTTACATACACACCAGAGTTATGCCGACGTACCTGTCCTTGGTGTAATTGACGTGCTGGTGTAGCAGTAATCAACTTTAATAATTGATCTCTGTCGGCTAAATCAATGTCAATATCTGCTGACATTCTACCATCCTGCTTTCTGTAATATATCCTTGGCATACTCTTGGTCTGCTGGATAGTCTTTAAACTTACGCATCCAAAAGTCTGCATCAATGTAAGGCCAGACCATGGCAATTTGCGTTGGGTCGAGTTCGCTTAAAAACTTTTGTCCACTTTCGCTATTATAAATTACCCAAGGACTAATACGACCAGTGTTAACAGCATAGGCCATTTTATTACTGTTGCCATAGCGAAGACAATCTTCTGGAGGATTGCCAGACTCTTCAGACCAGTCAATCCCAAACTCCATGGCCCTAGCCAATGCATCATTTACATTTTCTACTCGTAAATAATCCATAAGGTATTCGTTGTAGACACTATCTTTACACCAATGATCAATTTTTTTATTTTGTTTTAATACCCACTCAGTAAAGCGAGCTGGGTTAATTGCTTTTACGTCTACACAATAACGACCAAACTTTACAAAGGCTTTGTAATACGGACTGTCAGCAAAGTCATCAAATGTTTTTAGTTTAGCACTACCTTGGGTAAGTTGATAAAACTTAAGATAGGCCTGTAGTCCCAATTGTACTCCTCGCTCACTTTGTTCTTGTCTACGCCGACGTGGCTCGCACGAATGCACCGCAAGGCTGGACTCTTTAATAAAGTCTTTCTTACAATACTGACAGGTGTATTTCATTTCTTAACTTCTTGGCCCAATTGTTTTAAGTAAGTGTCTATATCTTTTTTAGTGTTAATTTTGGCCATTAACTCTAACTCATCATCTTTAAGATGTGGATATAGTTCTGCTAGTTGTTTACGAACACCACTGGCACCTGGTTCTTTTTTCTTAGGAGCGATCCATTGATGTCTGTGAGTGCCTAGTCCTGGACTAACGCTGGTAGCACACAGCCATTGTAGCTTTGGGTGTTTGTTTATATTAAAAAAGTGTTTGTTTAGTCGCTCATTACAACTGATCAAATAAAATTCCTGTAAATCTCTACTNCCTTGTACACTACTGCCCCAACGTATCATTAAATAATTACTAAACTTTTTACGCTCTTCTTCNGTNAGGCTATTATAAAANTCTCGATCCTTGCGATCAAAACAATTCATTTCGTTGGCAATATTAAGTTTATCCACTACCAAGCCTTGTTGTAGTTAATTACTTCGCAGTTGCGACTAATATCTTTAACAAAATAGACACAGTCTGGTTTATGGCCATCTGTAACTGGTACACATAGCATCTGTCCGTTCTTTAATTTAGGAGCATACCATGCTACCTCCTGGTAAACATCCACAATTTCAATATCAAGGAAACTTGGGCGAAAACTTGATAGTGGATTAAATTGGAATGCCTTAAACCCACGATCATTAATAGCAGTCAATGGCAAGACTTCTAAGTCGCCCAGGTCTGGTTCACCAATGAGTATTTGCCAATCCACCGGCATGCGAACAAGATTTTCACCAATACGTAATACCAACGCTGGTGCATTAAAACTCTCTAGAAAAATTAATGGTATGTAATGATAGTCTGGATCTTGTGGATTACTATTATCTAATATAGCAAAACGCATATCATCTACTTCTTCTGGTAAATGATCTAGGTCAAATGGTTCATTGTCAAGGGTTAAAATGCGAATTTTCTTCTCCAGCATAAATAAAAATGTCAATCGCGATGTTTGCGGCATCCATTGACCCTAACAGTTAAAAGGAACTATCAGCCATGTATTTACAAAACAAATATACTAAGTGTTATTATAACATCATTGACCGGGCAAAGTCAAGAGATTTGTCAAAAGAAACTTATACAGAGAAACATCATATTATACCAAAAAGTTTAGGTGGGTTAAACAATAAAGATAATTTGGTAAAACTTACTGCAAAAGAACATCGATTGGCCCATATTTTGTTACCTCGTATGACCATTGATCCTTTACATACAAAAAGTATGTGGTATGCCTTATGGATGATGCTAAGAACCAAGAATACCAATCAACAAAGAAAAATTTCTAAAGGTAGTGCGTTCGAAGTTGCCAAAATCAAAGTAGCTGAAAATTCTTCCCAACTACACAAAGGCAAAACTGTATCTAAAAAAACTAGAGAAAAATTATCTAAATCTTGTCAAGGAAGACCTTCGCCAAACAAAGGCAGGGCGATGTCTGAAAATCAAAAACAAAAACTGTCTATCGCTCATAAAGGCAAAATTATTGCTCCAGAAACAGTGTCTAAAATTCTTGATTCAAGAAGACACTATCGGCACTCAGAAGAAACTAAACGCAAAATTGGACAAAGTCAAATAGGCAAAGTAGTTGTGGTATCGGAGGAGACCAAAAAAAGATTATCAATTGCCGCAAAAGGAAGATCCAACACTTGGTTAAAAGGAAAACCAGCACACAACCGAGGTATTCCACATACAGAAGAAACTGTTAAAAAATTAAAAGTGCCAAAGTGTAAATATCATTGTTCACATTGTAATAAGACCGTAGGCGGGAAAGCAAATTACAATCGCTGGCATGGAGATAACTGTAAATCTATTTCCATTCTAGTTTCTCTTGTGTAAAGGGGTAGTTAGCTTCGCGATAAAAAACTTTGCGTTTGGTCAGGTGTCGTTTGGCAAATTTGCAGGTACTTGTGACGTCCCAGATTTGGACATGATCTTTATCTTCAGCTTTTCGTATTCCTCGTCCGATTGATTGTATGACCCGGACAAAACTCTTACCAGGCTCAACAAGAACCAGGTTAAAAATCCTAGGCAAATTAATACCAACAGCAGCAACACCGTAGGTAGCAACAATAATCTTCCCAGTGCTAGTTGCCACTTCGTCATATTCATCTTGTCTTGCCTTTGCTTTGGTTGCACCACTAACAAACACCGCCTGGTCACCTAACAAGTCCACTAATGCGTGGCCACCGGCTACACGGTCTACTAACACTAGCGTATTGCCTGTTGCGTTAACCTGTGCTATTAGTTGTGCTATAGTTTTAAGTCTGTCTGGTTCTTCTAATAGGAACTTCAACTCACTTTGGTAGTTGGTAAACTCTGCATGATCAACTAACTGCACCACGTTCACATGGCATTGTGCCAAGACTCCACGGTCTTGTAATTCGCTGGCACTAAGTCTACCGATTACCGGACCCAGACTGCACTTGAGTGCCTGGAATTCAAATGGTTCTTTGGGTATGGTTCCTGTTAGGCCCCAACGCAAGGGTATACGGCTCATTACACCTGTCAGCAGAGTCTTGAGTGCATCGGCCTTGACCATATGTACCTCATCTACAATAACGCATACCACATCTTCTAAGAATTCTTGTATGGTACAATCACCCACTCCACTCTTGGTGTTCTTTAATAAAACATTTAGGCTTTGCCAAGTGCAGATGGTATGCTGTCGACCAAATTCCTTACGGTCACCAAAGAACACACCTACATCCTGTTCCATGTTAATGTAGTCTTTTTCTGTTTGCGTTACTAGACTCTTGTTTGGTACAATAACAATAGTACGACCATATGGTGCTACTGCATTACTAAGTGCGGCTGTAATAACAGTCTTGCCTGCACCTGTAGCAATCTCCTGGATACATTGTGGATTCTCAAGGAAGTTGTTAATAATCTCGACTTGATAGTCGCGCAATTCCATCGGTTTACCTTCTAGTGGATGCCCTTTGCCCCACACAATGTGGCTAAATGTTTGTTCAGTCACCTTTCCAAAAGTAAAATTAACAGAATAGTCTCGCTGATCATCAAGTTCAATGTCATAATTAAATTTCTCTAAGATAGGAATAATTTCTGGTAGCAAGTTTACATAAGTGCTACCACCCAACTGAAAGTATGATATTTTTCCATCCCAACGACCAAGGCGGACCGCGGGCAAATAACGGGCACCAGGAACATCATATTTGAAAGCGTTTACCAAAGCACGGCGAGCATCTAACTCCAGACCCAAAATTTTGATGTTTACTTCATCGGTAATAATAATTGTAGCTGTTCGCATATAGATAGTGTAACATACTTATCAAGGTAAAGTCAAAAAAACAGGCCCCTAAAGGCCTGTCGAAAGTGGGTAGTTTGCACTACCCAGGAGCTACCGTTTACTTAACCGTTTTTAGTCGGCTAACAAAATAAACACAGCCAATAATAAAGCAAGTAGCGGATATCCACAAATAACTAGTATGATAACCGCTAGCCACGCCATTTTAGCTATTCTTCATACAAGTGCTGGCAGCCAAAGCCTTCCAATTATCGCTGGATACTTTGGTCAAGTCTGCGATCTTCAGTGCCATACGCAGGCTCATTTCGCGCAGGCGATTTTGGTTGGTTTCCATAAACGCAATAACTTCATCGCCTTGCTCTTGGTTAAAATCGTAGTCTGCAAACAGTTCACCTTTGAGGTAAATCTGCTTAATACGCAAGAAACGATCACGCAAGGTGTTAAGAGTCAAGTCCAGGAAGTGACAACGACTCTGCAATGCTTCCAAGTGGTCTTGCAACTTCTTGCTCTTAAGATTTTGGAACTGTAGGTTAGTAATAAAGATGCATGACCCTTTGAAGTCAACCATGTCTGGAACGCCTTCACGACGTAACATGGCACTATCACTGTTCCAGTAGATTCTACGCTTCTTGCCCGAATCTAAGGCGGCCTTGAGAATGTTCAAGCTCAAGTCATCTTGGAACACAGAGTCACAGTCATCAAACACTAAGACGTTGTTCTTGTCCGAATGTTTATACAGTGTGCAGTAGAGACCAATTGGAGTCATTGCACCTTTGATAACTTCATACTTGACACGGCGACCACTTAACTGATCAAACAGGCCAGAATGTTCTAATTGCTTTTCTACGCCATAACTCTTACCGACGCCAGGAGGGCCAACTACAATCATAGCACGGACATCTCCTGCAATGGTGGCTTTGGTCATTTGATCAAGAATGTCAAACCGTTCGCCGATACGGGCGATAACTTCTTCGTCAGTTTCCACTGGCGCTTTGTTATGAACATGAACTTGTGGATGAGCGACGGGTGCTACAAACTCGCCTACAGGAGTCGATTCTGCGGTAAATTCCACATCGTCAATGCCAGTGACATTGATACGAACTACTTCTGGTAAGTCTGGGCCAAAAAAGCCATCTGATTTTACAGTCACATAGCCTCCTTTGGCTCCTGTTTGGTAACCTTTGACTAAGTTAAAGGTTACATTGTTTACGGGTTGATTACGGTATGTTCCGTTTTTAATAATTACTGTACTCAAGGTTAGCTCCTTTTTATTAACTATACAACTATTATACTATATTTGGTATTTTAGGTCAACCGGCTTAAACTCCACAAGCTTCAAGGAATTTAGCCTGGTTAAACCTAGGATTAGTAGTCTGTGCTACCCGGCAAAATGCGATTGCTGTAGCTAACCGATGGGCCATATTAGGCATTTGGCTAATTTCTTGGGCCATTGCTATAAAATGTTTCTTAGTCATTTACGGCTCCTTGGTTAAACTAACTTCACTTTTTTGGCCCAGCTATCAGATTTAGCTTGAACTTCTAGACCTAATAGGTCAACCGCTTATTTACGGATACCGTAAATTGCACGGGCCATTTCGGCACCTTGACTATAGCCGTGAGCACGGCCTAAACAATAGCCCATAAATGCGCCATATGCTAATGCTATTAAGATTAAAATTGTATTTGATTCCATGTAAAACTCCTTATTTGTTATTATACTACTATTATAACAAAAAGGTCTTTAATGGTCAACCGTAAAAACCCGCCAAAATGAAAGGGATTAGCGTGTACTAACTTTAATCCTGTTATTGTTGGCCCATCCATGTTAAACTATGGTCTAACCAAGGTAATACTAAATCTTGTTGACGCAGGTAATTATGGGCATTTACACTGTCGGCTGCCGATTTAGGTAATAAATTTAGTTCGCTAAGCCGATGCCAATTTGTTGTCTTAGGATCTAATGGTTCTTGTTCACTTTTATAAACAATAGCACGAATCCACGGATCGTTGGGCTTTTGTAGGAAAAATCCGGCGGCGCAGTCCCAGCCAGTTAGAGCCAACATATGAATAAGACTAACCATGGTATGATGGTAATAGCACCCACTTTGCTGTGTGAATGCTAAATGTCGATGATGCACAGTCATAGTAGTCGGAACAGTAATTGCCAACATCCCACTATCATTTGTGATATTTCTCCATTGTGATAAAGTGCTAATTGGATCTATACAATATTGAAATGCGTCATGACACCATAATACATCAAACTTTTTATCACTTGTAAGTGCTATAGGTTTTTCAAAATCTGTACGTTGGTAAGATACATTCTTATATTTTCTAGGGGCAAATAATTGATCAATTTGATCAACTCCGGTACATGTGATATTAAGAGGTTTAGGAAAATCTGCTCTGGTGGTCCTGGTTGCCCACCATTCAGTATCTGCTCCATCTCCACAGCCAAGATCTACTAGAGTATCGATGCTTTCCATAAATTCATCATACTCTTGTAATGCATTAAGAATATCCAAACTAGGACGAGAATTTTGTACTGGTACACTAAACATTATACTTGCACATCTTCCATACCGGCGGCCCGTAATCGTACAATATGCCCGAGCATGAAGTTTTTACTTTCCATACCTTTCAGAATACCCAAATAACGATTACGCAACAGGGCTACTTCATTAATTAATGTTTCAAACTCAATAACTTCGTCTTCGCCGTCGACATATTTTTCAGCATCGCGACTGGTCAACGCACGAGCATATCCTTCTAGGTATTTTTGAAAATGCCGACGGCGGATTTTTCGTAGTTGTATATTAAGATAATTTAATACCGCTTCAA